TTTCTCATTTCGACTCCATCTTTTATAACAGCACATGTGTTGGACTTTTGACCTTCTGGTAAGTATATACATTGATTTTCTTTAGGACTGAGTATCATACGGGTCAAGTCTTCGGATAATTCGGGATATTGCATCCTACAATTGTTATATAAACGCTTAATATCTTCTTTTGTTATATGTTCCACGTTTAGATTGTCATAATTGTTGTAATTAATGCTATGATCAAAATAATTGTTTGTATTGTTAATATTATTTGTAATGTTATTGATTGTTGCTTTAGAATCTTCTGCTTCTTTTCTTTTTTGTTTTTCCTCTTCCAATTGTTGTTTTAAATCTCTTGATTCTTCTTCTAAATCTTTTATTTTTTGTTGTTCTTCTGTTAATACTAACTCACATTTAACACTTTTCATATGTTTATACTTGCCTTGTCGTGTTGTAAAACACACTTTACAGGTTGGACACTGTAAAGGATTGTCACCATTACAATTTTTCTCATGTCTAGTTAAACTCTTTTTACAGGATAATATTTTATTGCATTTACTACATTTATTTGAATTTTTTATTGTAACATTAACAATATTTTCATCAGGGTTTACAATTTGTCCACTAGGGTTTACACTAGGGTTTACAATTTGTCCACCAGGGTTTACGATTTGTCCTTTTTGGTTTACGTTTTGTCCACCAGGGTTTACGATTTGTCCTTTTTGGTTTACATGTGTTTCATTACTCAGTCTCTTTATCCTCTTTTCACATGCATTTGGACTGCGTTGATGCAGTTCTAAATTGTATTTCCTATTTGATGAATAACCACATGTCTCACAGACAAATGATTTATTACTAACCATTTTTATTACTTAATATGTAGAATATAATTTTTAAATATATTAAACTAATTTACTAACTTAGTAAAAAATAATAATTAGTTAGTAACATATATATATATCATAAAAATAAAAAGTCATAAAAATAAAAAAAATTTGAAAAAAAAAATTTTTTTTCAAAAAGTTTTTACAGAGGGTAATTTTTTTCATCACAATTTTAAAAAATGATTTTAAAACATGTTACTTTCATCTAGTATTAAACCAATATATTAAAAGATAGGGAAAAACAAGATAGGTTGAGATAATGACACAAATGTTTGAAAAGTATGTGAATGTCTTGGATGAGAAATGTTTCACAACAAATGTATATGATGAAAAATCCTCACAAGAACTTGTTGATCATCTTTCTGATCATCTTAAAAAATCAAAAATTTTCATTTCACTGTCAGGTGGAGTTGATTCAATGGTTCTTCTTGATATGTTTTCAAAGTCAAAGAATACAAAAGTATATGCTTTACATATCAATTATAATAACCGAGAAGAATCAACAGAGGAAGCTGAGTTTCTCTCTGAGTATTGCAAAGAAAAGAATGTTGAATTTATCCTCCACGAGCTTGATTTCAAACGTGGCGATATAAAAAGGAATGAATATGAGGAGACCTCAAAGAGACTTCGTTATAATTTATATAACGAAAACGTTAATAAAAATGGTCTAGACGGTGTTTATGTAGGACACCATGATGACGATATAGTGGAGAATATTTTCAATAATGTGATGAAAAATAATCATACAAATGATCTTTCTGTATTGAAACCAGAGAATGTAATAAATGAAGTTAAAGTTTTTCGCCCATTCATTGGCAAATCGAAGAATGTTGTATATGATTATGCATTTGAGCATAAAGTGCCTTATTTCAAAGATACTACTCCTGAGTGGTCTTGTAGAGGTAAAATGAGAAACAATATATTTCCACAATTGGAAGACTGTTATGGAAAAAGTTATAAACAGAATTTGATGAACTTCTCAAAAGGTGTAAGTGAAACGAATACTCTCATAGAAATGCTCATGCATAATTATTTGGAATTTGATGAATTACGTTGTAATACAATTATGTTGAAGTTTGATATTGATAATAATGTATTGGATATGCCTGTTCAGTTTTGGACGAGAATTTTCAATAACATTTGTGATAAGATTAAGAGACCGAGATTTTCCAAAAAAGCAGTCGATAACTTTTATAACACAAGATTAAATATGAATACAAATGTAATCATTATGAATAAAAATACTCGACTGTTGATGACATGTAACAGATTATATATGGAATATGATGTATGTGAAAAGATTTAAAATAATAATAGTATTTATATAACACTGATAATGGAATATTTACCTCAAGGATATATATTGAAAAATGGAGTAAAACCTTTACATGGGTTCAAATATGATCACCCCCTTGATGGACATGGTTTCATAAATAGAATAAAAGTCTCCCCTCATGGTTTTGAATATAAAGGCATTCGTCAAAAGACGTATCATTATAAAAAAGAAAAAGATGCTCAAAGGATTTTGTTTAGAGGTTTAGGCACAAATGCCGATAATAATCTTTTTTTGAATAACTTTAGTAACGTTGCACTACTAAAATATGAAGATGATAAAGTGCTTAGTTTAGGTGAAGGAGGTATCCCTTATGTAGTAGATATTGATACTGGTGAAACAGAAGGATCCATGAAAATAGGAAACTTCCCTCGATGTATAATGGAAAGATTACCATATATTCCTTTATCTCCACACCCTACAGAACGTAATGGAGAAATATATAACTTATCGTGCTTCAATTATGGATTGAACATCATGATAAATAATGCAATTGTTCATACTGAAATGTTCCCTATCGGGACATCATTCTATTTCCATGACTTTAAAATTACAGAGAATTGGTTTGTAATATTTCTTAATAGTGTTGATCTTGATTTTTATGGTGCTTATTTCACTGATAAAACAATATTTGAGTCTATAAACTTTAACGATGGAAATACAATATTATTAATAGATAAATCCACTTTCAAATCTAAATATATAAAATTGAAACCAGAACATGATATGTCTACATTACATATAGCACATGCATTTGAACATCATAGAGAGAAGATCGATATATATGCATCGTTGAGTAAAAAATTACAACTTGCGAGTGTAAAAACACCGTATGATTTTCGCGGTTGTTTTCTTCACAAAATAACTGTAAATCTTCACACAGTGACCGAAGATTATACATGTCATAAGTTAACTGAAATTGATGGTGAAATGCCAATTGTTGTGAATAATAGAATATTTTTAATTAATAAACACACGTTGTTTTATTATGATATTGTGAAGGATGTAGTAAAATCGATGCATATAGATGATGCTATATTGGAAGAACCATGTGTATGTGATGAAATAATGTATTTAATTGGTCATATGACAAATAAAACTAAGATAATGTGTATCAATGTTGTTACATTTGAATTAATATATGAACATGTGTTTAATTTCAACATTCCATATGGATATCATGGGCTATTTCTACAAAGAGATTTTAGTTCTGAATAACAGCCAAGTATTTGATTCTTCTGGATAGATAGACTCGAACATATTTTGTTCAATTTTGTAGTATCCTGTGTATATAAAAATACCGCAGTTTTCATCTTCGTGCTTCTGGACATGTTTTGTATATGATCGATATACTGACTTTTCAAATTCACCGATATATCTAATGTACTTGCAATATTCATAATGTGTTTGTGCAATTGTGAACTTGATGAATTATTCTTGTTGGTGTATATAGCATTTGCCAGTTTCTTTACTTTAGCTTGGCGAATACCATTTTGTTTGCATACATCTTCGATGTTCCAGAAAATATCAAAATGCTTGTGTATATTGTAAATAATAGCAATGCATACATTTTCATGCTTATTTCCACGTAGTTCAAAACCTTCTTTTTCCATGTGTGATATGATTGCATATCCATGTTCTTGTAATGCATGATTAACACTGTATTTGTGCATCAGCTTTCCTAAGAGCTTTGTGAGTGATGAGAAATTATCTTTCAACACTACATCGTAATTAGTTACTGTGATCTTTGGATCGGGTGGAGGATTGCCATTGTTATCAATGATTATATCATTTCTACAGCATCCACAGTTTATACAAATAGTATCTCCAGAATGTATATCAATAACAGTTTCTGTTTGATTACACGAACACATTCGGATTGTGTGCACCTGAAAATGAGTTCAAAAAAATGAATTTAAGAAATTATAATATATAGATTGATATCAAATTAATATTAAATTAATACTTGATTAAATCAATATATCATATATATCAATATATAATGGATGATACTAAATTTCTCTACATAGATGTTGAAACTAATGGTATCGGTGATTTTCGCCCACCTACTCAAAGAGTAGTTCAATTGGGATACATTATGGGTGATATTCAACAATCAGAATTCATTAATGATGTAGAAGAAGTATCCCCTCATGTTCCACATCCCTACGATGTCGACTATTTAAAGAAAAATGGAAAAGATTTTGATGAAATGATTAATGATTTCCACACTGTATTGAAAGATTCAACACATATTGTTGCACACAATATTGATTTTGATTTGGGTTGTATCGTAAATGAGTTGAAAAAAAGAACCATTTGTAAGAAATTGAAAGATGATCCAAAATATTATCCTATCGTGGAAGAAATATTAAAAAAACCTATCATTGATACGATGAAAGAAACTGTTAAGATTTGTAAATTACAAGGTAAATACAAGTCATACAAATGGCCAAAGCTCGAAGAACTATACGAGTTTTGTTTCGAAGAAAAACCAGAAATTGTACTTCATGATGCACTCAACGATTGTATCATCACAAGAAAATGTTTAAATATGTTGACAAAAAATAATATGTTAAAAATAAAATAAATGGAATTCAAAGTAGGAGATAGAATTTATTGCCCTGACAGAAAAAAGTATGGTTTTGTTATAAGAGAAAAAATATTAGGATGTAAAATACATGAAGCGATACGTGTTATGTGGGATGATAAAAAAAGAGAAATTATCAATGGTCATGACGCTTGTTGCAAACTTGTTAAACAATGATAACTTACCCTTTTTTTGTTTTTTATGATTAATTAACATTCACGCATGTTCCTTAAGTCCTTGAGCTTAATGTAACCCAATCCGGGAACATATCTGTATTCTTCATCCTCATCGCGAGTGTTGTTGTATTCAGTTTGAAAGTTCATTTTTGTTTTATAGTAATATGATTGTTCGTTTCTTTTATCTTGTGTAAATTTGAGAAAACAACATCATTTTTTTATTTTTTATTGAAATTTATAGAATTTTTAATGAAAATTTAATCGAATATATGTTTATGATATCCCCTGTGGGAGTCGAACCCACGATCTCATGATGACTTACTGAAATTACTTTCAATCATAGAAGTCATACGCTTTAATCCGCTAAGCTAAGGGGACAAACAACAATATATTGTTGAGAAAAAAGATATAAAAATCGACGCGTATTGGGATCGAACCTGTTACATATAACAAATCGTCAGTAAGTGTTTTCAGTGAAAAATCTTACATACAATAATTCAAATGAAACTTTACTCACCAATGACCGACAGGTGGCTACATACAGTTGCTTTTTGCTACTATAACAGCCTGTCCTGTAATATGAAAGAGGAAGGGATAATCATGTCAGTAAAGCGCTTTTGGTGCAAACATACTCTCAAAAAACAATGTTAAACATGCATTAAAGTGAGGATGTAGTGGGCACTTACGCTCTAACCAACTGAGCTAACGCGTCTTGTTTTACATAATTGATAATATTTGAGTTATCTTTAAATAGGTTTCTTGAGAATTTTATCTCTTTCAATTTGTAAGCATTTTTCAGCTTCTTCTTTTGTTCCAAATGATCCTAAATATCTACCTTTTATTATTGCATTCCATCTATTACGTTGAAAATAAACACAACCCAGATTACGTTTAATTGGAGCATCTACTTTTTTAAAATTTAATGGATCTTTTGTGTACTGTTTCAAAACTTCAATAGCTTCTTCACGAGTATTAAATACACCTATTGATAAATAAACTGTTTTTTTATCAATTGTTATCGTTGGTGCAAAACCTTTATTTCTAGTTTTCACCGATCCTAAATAACCTCTTTTTTGCATAAAGTAATTTTTATTACCTGTAGAAATTTTCTCTTTCAAAACTGATGATAACTCTTTTTTTTCATTCCCTCCAGAACTGAGATTGTAGCCATTTGGGGCAAGACAACTAAGTTCTTCTATCCAAAATCGTTCTTTTTCGTCAAGTTTATCATTTTCAACTTCTTCTATAACAGAAAATTTCATTTCATCTTTATATTTCGCCAATGCGTGTTTTAGTAATACACAGTTTGAGCTTTTTTTTAAGTGATCATTCTTACGTTGTTCTGGTTTTTGCACTGTTTGTCCGACATATACTTTACCACTTGGAGACTCAAATTTATATATATACCCCATTATTATTCGATCACATCTTTACAAATGTTTAAATCAATATCACAAAAATAAATTATGTCCATATTGTAAAAATATGTTTTATGCCATTGTTGATGTGAATGATTTACCTGAAGAATGCCCCATGTTTTCTATAATCAGATACAATAACACTAAGACTAAAGTTGTCGTTAAAGTGAACATGGAGTGTGAATTATCCCAGAATTACACACTTTATATGAAAGATTATATTGAAAATATGATGCAAAAAAATGATGAATGGAAATCAAAAAATATAGTTTAAACATAATTTCGAGTTATTGATATAAACATACATAATGCCTCTCTCTTGTATTTTTGCTTGCGATGAATCTTATGGTATTGGTAAGAACAATGAACTTCCTTGGAGTATTCCAGATGACCTCAAATATTTCAAAGAAATCACAAATGGTGCAACGGTAGTTATGGGTAGAAAAACATATGATTCTCTACCTGACTCGGTTAAACCTCTTCCTGGAAGAGAAAATATTGTTCTTACGAATGATCAAACACTTATTGCTTCTAATAATGATCTTTATAAATCATTCATTGAAATAGAAAGTCTTATCAAAATGAATAAGGATAAGAACATTTTCATTATTGGTGGTTCAGAATTATACAAAAAATTCAATGATAAATACAACACTATGTATGTCACACAAATTTATAGAAAATATGACTGTGATGTCTTCATTGACCCACCATCATTCAAATATGAAATTGAATCATATTCGCCCAAGATGTCATTTGAAGATTTCGATAAGAAGACGACACATTATAGATTCATTAAACTTAAAAAGACAAACGATTTCTTGACCGATACTTATCATTGTGATAATGTGTATAAATCACTTGCTACACGTGTTCTATACAATGGATCTAAAAGACCAGACAGAACTGGAACTGGAACTATTTCACACTTTGGTAACATGATTGAATTTGATATTTCGAAACACGTTCCTGTCCTTACTACTAAAAAGCTGTTTTGGAAATCTGTTGTGAAAGAACTACTTTGGTTCTTACGCGGAGATACTAATGCCGAAAATCTTAAAAAAGAAGGGGTAAATATCTGGAATGGCAATTCAACGAAGGAAGCTCAAGAAAAGCTGGGATTGGGACATCTACAAGAAGGAGATTGTGGAGCAAATTATTCATTCCAGTGGAGGCATTTTGGAGCAGAGTATAAAACATGCAATGACGATTACACGAATCAAGGTGTTGATCAAGTAGGATATATTTTGGATGCTCTTAAGAATGACAAATACAGTCGTAGAATCTTCCTTTCTGGCTGGAATCCTTCAGATTTGAAGAAAACAGTTCTACCCCCATGCCATGTGTCTTGTCAATTCTATGTAGATAATGACGATAATCTATCATGTCACATGTATCAGCGTTCATGTGACGTATTCCTTGGACTCCCTTTCAATATTCTATCATATGCTATCTTCACATATATTCTTGCGAAGAAGGCGAATATGAAACCAGGAAAACTTGTTATGTCAATTGGAGACACTCATATTTATAATGATCATGTTGAACAAATTAATAAACAACTATCCAGAAATTCTTTGAGTCAATGTAAGCTTGAATTAGATGATAGTATTATTGATAAAAATTGGAAAGATATTACGATTGATGACTTTGATCTCATCGGATATTTCTCACACCCAGCAATCAAAGCTAAAATGAGTGTATAAAAAATAGTCGTTATAATTAATTATGGCAGGTATTAAAGGGACCAATACTAAGTTAGGTCTTACTGGTGTTCAAGAAAATCTCAATACTGTTTTTTTTATCAAGAATAATTCAATTTATGCGAGAAAACAAGGAGATTTCGTATCTGATTATCAAAATAGTCACAATACAGTATTCGGTGTAGATGCTGCTGATTTTAGAGGTCAAAATAGTGATAAAAATACTGCTGTTGGATATAAGACGGGATACAATGATGCCGATGATATTATTAGGAATGTTTTTGTTGGATATCAAGCTGGGAAGAATACTAAGTCAACAGACAGTATATTTATAGGATCTAGTACTATTTCGAAAGAAGATGGATTTAGTGATCGTACAACTCAAATAGGTTCAGATATCGAAACTAAAAGTATTACTGATAGTGTATTAATTGGACATGGAATAAAAAACAAATCCACAACCAGTTTACGATATACCACAATAGTTGGAGCTTATAATAAAAACACAAAAGATAATGCAATCATCTATGGATATAATAATGATAATACAGGAAGGAATTCAACAATAATAGGCAATAATATCAAAAATACAGGTAATGATGTATTATTAATCAATCCAAAAGATTCACAGGGTAGAAATTTAACAAATGTCAATAAAAACGATTATGTCAATATTTTTGGTATAATAGAAGGATCGAATAATAAATTAAATATTTCACAAAATATTGATTTTAACCGTGCAGTCCAGTTTGCGAGTAATATATCTATAAGC